AGAAGATCGCGACCTCCAGATGGCCGACGGTCTCTTCGGTGGCCTCTGCGTCAGGGTTCGTCGCCTGCAGGCTTTCCGGCCACTCGATGCGAAGCGTCGTGTCCAGCGTCTTGACCCGCTCGAACAGGGCCTCGGCGATCTGCGCCGGCTTGCCGGTGGCGGTCATCTGCTCTCGACCTCCCGTTGGATCCGCGTCGCTGCCTCGGAGACGACCCTTTGCCACTGTTGAGCCGCCATGCGCACGAAGCCGTCCGGCGGTTGGCCCCTGGCCCCGTACTCCCGCGCAGCGGCGTAACGGGCCGTGTAGCCTACCGTGACCGTTTCAGCCGGGCCGGCGTTCAACAGCACCAGGTTGATCGGCTCGGGGTCGTATGAAAACTTCTTCACCCCAGGCGGTTTGTCCTTCGGTGTGAAGGCCCCCATGCCGACCTGGCCTTGCAGGGACGCCCTTAGAAAACCAGTGTCGACACGCATCCGGCCACCCTTGGCGACCGGCGTCTGCATGATCTCTACGATGTCCTGGGCGGCCTGCAGGCGAACCTCGGCCATCCGTTCCTTGGTCTTCGCGGCCCACGCGCTCACCGTCGCTGCGAACGATGATTGCGCCATAGGTCACCTCAAGGTCGATATCCTGCTCACCCTGTAGATCAGTGAGCACCGGCAATTGATCGTCTCGCTTGGCGGCGCCGACGGATCGCCGGGGAACATCAGGAGCGCGCCAGAGGGGCTGCGGAATGGCTCTCGTAGCCCCGCCGTCTTGCCGTCCAGCAGCGCGTGGCTGTGTCGGACCCTCATGTCACCCGCCGAGTCCCACTTCCGCCGGATGTCGCTCTCGGCGACCTGGCCGTTGTCGACGGCCTGCAGATAGGCCTCTTGCCGAGCGGCGTGGAGCGAGGCCAGGGCCTCCGTCCTCGCGATGGTGGTTCCCCGAAGCTCCAGCAGCCGCGCCCGATAGCGCTCGGTTGCGGCGGAGACGATGGCGGCCGGAACCGGCTTCTCGTCTCTGATGGCCGTCATGACGCTGCGGTCGAAGCGACGGTCGCGGCGCTCGCGGGTCAGGTAGTTGCGCAGCAGGGCGGCGTCACCCGAGGCCAGTTCGTCCCGCGCGGCGCGGGCGGCGGCCTCCTGGGTGCTGGTGAGCCCGATGATCCCACCTTCCCGCTTGCCGGTGGCCCGGTTGACCCGGCCGACGATGTCCAGGGCCGCGGTGCGCGGGTTGACGCCCCGCTCCATGCCGGCTTGCAGGGCCGCACGGATGGCGTTGCGTTGGTCCTCGATGATCCGCGTCACCGCCTGAGACGAGTGATCCCGCAGCCAGGTCTCGGCGCGGGGGTTGCGGATGTTGAACCGGATCACGACGCCGGCCGGGGTCTGGCCGTTGGCGATAGCGGCCGAAGCCGTTCCGGCCTCTCCGTAGGCTTGGCGGATCGCCTCGGAGAGCGGCCCGTAGGCGGCGGCTTCGAGGTTCAGAGCATTCAGCGCCGCGTTCAGGTCGCCAGCGGCCAGGGCCGCGATCAGCCGCTGCAGGTCAGCCGATCCGCGCACGTCCTCGACGGCTTGCCGGAAGGCCTGGGCGATGATCGGGTCATAGCGGTTCAACAGGTCGTCGATGACCTGCTGCTGCGTCGGCTTGCGCGCCACGGGTCAGCTTAGGATGGACTTCGCGGCCTGCATGGCCGCCATGCTGTGGTCGAGATAGGCGTCGAGCGTGTCGTGGACTTCGGAGCGCATGACGGCGATCTCCTGCTGCTCGGCGCCGCGAAGGATTGCGGCTTGAATGGCCTGGGTTCGCGAGATGATGTCCATGAGCGTCGCGGTCGCGAGCTGAGCGTGCTTGAGATGATCCATCAGCGCCTGACCTGCAGCGTCCACATCACGACCGTTCCGGCCGGGGCCAGGGTCGAGACGTCGACGATAGCATGTTCGACGTCTCCGACTACCAGGCGGTGCGCCGGCGTCGGTGGATCAGTCGCGTCCCCGACGGCCACCAGCACCTTCTTGTCGGTCGCCAGGACCCTGGTCCCGTCGATCTCCCGCAGGGCATAGTCGATCACAGCGCCGACGACCTGGACGTCATAGGGGCCGCCAGCCGTCGGGTCGTAGGCCTCGCCCCCGGCGTCGTAGCGGCGCAGGATCATGGTCTGGCCGAACTCCGCGATGAGTTCGTCCACGTCGGCCTTGGTCTCGGCGTAGTCGAAGGCGCTCATCGGGCGATCCAGTCAGCGGTTGGGGCGCCCAGGAGGTCGCGGGTCCAGCCGGACATTGACCGGGCCCGGCCGATGATCTCCGGCGCGGCCTCAGTCCAGGCCTCGCGGTAGTGCGGCGCGTCGCCCCACACCGGACCGTTGACGACGTGGCCGGCCATTTCAGAGATCGGAACCCCGCAGAGCACGGCGCGGTCGAAGCCGAGGTCGACGAGCGCGACCTTGAGCGCGAAGAGGCCAGATGAGCCGGTGCCGGTCTGGCCTGGGAAGCGGAACTCGGTGAAGTCGGTGACGTGGCGCAGCGCCTTGGGTGTGGCGTTGCGCACCTCGAGGTGGGCGAAGATCCTGGCGGGCGGCGCGCGGCCGGCGTCGGCGCGCTGCTTGAGCCATCCGGCCCAGCGCTCGGGATGCTTCGAGACCGCCGCGGCCAACGGGCCCGGCCAACGGGTCGTGATGTCGTTGCAGGCCACGACGCCGTCGAAGTGGCCAAGAGCGAGCGCGGCCTCGACGTCATCGTAGACGCAGCGGGCGCCGCCCAGGACCAGGGCGACGGTCATTCGTCGGCGTCGCCCTTGGCCCGGCGCCGGGGCGCGGGCTTGGCCTCTGCCTCGGCCTGGGTCTCGGCGAACGCCTGGGCGGCTGCTCCGAAGCCCTCAGCTTCTCTCGTCGGCGTGGGCTGTTCCACCCCATTGACGACCACCATGGCCCCGGCGGCGAGGTAGGAGGCGGCAATGCCCGGCCAGTCGCCTTCGATGTGGACGCGCGACACGCCGGGGATCGGGGCCGTGAAGAACCGTGGGTTCTGGTAGCGCCGGCCTTCGGCGGCGGGCGTCCGGGTGATGCCGTAGAACACTTCGCTCATGACCAGCTCCAGTTCGCGTTCGGGGCTCCCGGCTGGCTCCCGTTGAGCACCGGGGCGAGCATGAGCGACACCATGCCGTAAGAGGTTTTCGTGGCCTCGGCGCCGCCGTCGAAATACTCGGTCGTCTTCTCGATGGGGCCGACCTTCTTGGTCTGGGACTTCACGCGGGCGCCCAGGTCGATGTCAGCGGCGAGCGGCGCCGAGAGCGCCCGGGCGGCGAGTTCACAGGTCGCGGTGACGATCTCGGACGGCAGGCCCGGCAGATCATAGCCCGCCTCGTCCTTGGCGTCGGAGCGCGGCCAGAGCAGGCCCTGCAGCCGGCCACGGCGGGCGCCGCGGTAGAAGGCCCCGAAGGTCGCATCCAGGTAGGTCGAGGCCTCGCGGGCCGCGCCTTCCTTCTGGGCGTCCGTGGCAGCGCTCCAGGTCGTCGCCAGGGCCATGTGGGAGCGCTTCGTCCAGTAGGCTCCGATGGTGGCGATGGAGGCATAGGCCTCGGCGCCTTGAACGCCGATCCCAGACTCGACAGATAGGGTCAAGGCGTCACCCCGCGATTGATGAAGGCCCGGCCCTCCAGCTCGCGCGTCACCGTGCCGCCGGGCGCGGTCAGGACGAGGTCATAGATCATCGGCAACTGGTCCGACGGCTCGGCCCCTTGCGCGCCCCAGAGCAGGTCTTCGACGCTGTTCAGGTCGCCCAGGGCGTAGGTCTGCGTGTCGGTCATCGACAAGGTGACGGTCGAACCCGAGATCGAGATCGACCCGCCCCGGCTGTCGCTGGCCGTAGACAGCAGAGCGTCGGCGTCGGCGCCTATGTCCCGCTTGAAGGCGGCGCGGGCGGTGTAGCCGGTCAGGGTCACAGGCGCGCCGGCCGCGTCCAGCTTCTGCCAGGCGAAGGACCACGTCTCGCCCTGGCGGATCGTGAGATCGTGGCGCAGGGTCATGGCTTACTCGTCGTCGCCC